CAATTCTTTCATATACGTTATTTATTCCTGTTGTTGTTACAGTATTTGTAGTACCTCTTACTGCACCATTTAATGTAACACTTTCTGTTACTGTTGTTGTTAAATCTGCCATTTGTTATATTTTATATATTATTTTTGGTGGTATTAATTGTATTATAAAGTTTCCTATTTTTATTTTAAACATATATCTGTTGCTGTTGGTATATTACAAGTATCATAAGCCCACTCTATTACGATAGGTAAATTAAGTGTCCAACCTGCTAACGTGTTATCAAATCTTTCTGTAAATGGTTCTAATGTAAAGTCATCTGCTGTAAAGTATCTAGCTTCTTGCCCTGCTGTTGTACTTGATAAGTAAAGTGTATTACCACTTTTAAATGTTGCTATAATATCTAACATAATAGAAAGTGTATCTGATAATACTTCTTGTTCGTTTTCACTTTCGTTTGGTTCTACTATATCTGCTACTACTAATTGAAAGTTATGTTGTAATTGCCCTTTACTTGCATTAACGTTTATAGTGCTAATATGTAACAACGGAAAAAGTGTATTTTTATTTAAGTCAATATCCCAAATATCACCTGTTGTTACTGCTTGTATTTGATAGTGCTTCTCACCTACACATTTAATTGTATCAATTACATTATTATACGTTTTGTATCTTATACTATCTATTGCCATTTATTTTTACTTTTTGTGTTTCATTTAAATCTAACTCATAACATAACCAAGTTAGTGCTTCTAATAGTGGTCTTTCTGTTATTGCTTGAAGCTTTGAAAAATCTCCACTTGTTAATCTATACATTACTCCGAACCAACCCCACTTGTTTGTAAATTCATTTCCGTTTGAATCCTGTTCATCATCTCCATTAAATATGACGGCAAAATTATTGATAGTTCGTTCCCTAAATGATAAAAAAAAACCAACGCACTTTGTACTTGCTTTGCACTCATTTTCTTTTTAAACTTTTCGGCTCGTTCTCTATTATCTTTATAAGCTTCAATAGAATATAACTTACCTTCTATATTTGTAACAGGTCTAAATAATACTGC